CTGGCACGTCACATGGAAGAGGAAAGAGTTGAGCGTGGTGTGTACCAGGAGCGTTCATCTGTTGGTGTTGGAACTGGTGCCTTTACCGGACTAACCGTTCCTCAGTATCTTACTGACATGGTTGCGCCTGCTGTTGCTAACCTGCGTCCTTTTGCTGACGTATGTAACAAGCACCCGCTACCAGCGGACGGCATGAGCGTAAACATCAGCCGAATCACTACACCTTCAACTGCCGCACTTCAGGCATCTGAATTGGCAGCAGTGTCATTCACTGATATGGACGACACGTTGCTAACTGTGAACGTACAGACAGCAGCGGGCGAGCAGCTTGTCTCTCGCCAGGCTATTGACCGTGGCAATGGCATTGAGGATGTTGTGCTACAGGACTTGTACGCAAGGTATAACACAGCACTTGACAACACACTACTCAGCCAGGCATCAACCGGGCTGAATGCTGTTGCTAACGGCACTGCATATACTGACGCATCTCCTACTGCCGCAGAACTATACCCGTTCATCATGGGTGCAGCATCACAGGTAGAAAGCGCTATGCTTGCCATGGGCCAGCCTACTCACGTGCTTATGCACTCGCGTAGGTGGTACTGGCTTAGCTCACAGGTAAGCGCAACATGGCCATTCATTAACTCACAGGGTATGCCTGTACAGGCTGGTGGAATTAACACCAATGCCCAGTATAATGCTGGCACACGTGGCGTTCTGCCTAACGGCCTTGAGGTGATTGTTGATAACAACATCACAACTGCTGGGCTTGCTGGTGCTCTTACTGGTGGTACTCAGGATATCATTTACGTGGTACCTCAGAGGGAATGCCATCTTTGGGAAGAGGGTAATGCACCAACGTTCATCAGGGCAGAGCAGCCATCGGCTGCCAACCTTGGCGTTGTGCTGGTCGTGTATGGCTATTTCGCGTACACCTTCCAGCGTTATGCTCTGGGTATGCAGAAGATCTTTGACACAGGATTGACTGCACCTGCTGGATTCTGATTGATGGTTAGGATTCTCGGGCTGGCTATTGCCAGCCTGGGAATTCTGCCATAGGAAAGGAACATAGATGGCAACAGCACAAATTGAAGTATTCAAAAGGCTGAATCTGCAAATGCAGATGACTGATGCTGTGACACTAATACAGCAGACAGCAAAGCTGAATGAGGCACAGAACATCTTGAGGTATGCCGCAGAAAACCCTGCGCTGTTTGACTATGCAGTTGTAGGCACAGCATTGTCAACAGCACAAGCGGGTAACGGTGCGTCCACTAACGTGCTGGATAGTGCCAACTATGGGCTTCCCGCTGGTGCGCTATTCCGTGTGACTGCTGTCATTGGTGCAACACCTACATGCACATATGCTTTGCAGGGATCGCCTGATAACGCTACCTGGTCTGCACTTACTTATTCGGATTCTGCTACTCCTGCAACATTTGGGGCAGCCACATTTGTTATGACAACTGCCGTGACAAAAATACTATATGTGAAATCAGCACAGGCAGGGGTACGTTATTTGCGTGTTTTTTACAGCGCTAATACTAACATCACTAACACTGTTGATGTTCTGGTGTTTTAAGGAGAGCTAATGACTACACAAATAAAGCCCATCGGGAGTGGATCATTTCAGAACGTTAACAAGAAAGACAAGAATTCCGTGGATAAGGCAAGCGCTCCGTCAAACCTCACTAACCTAAAGGTTGGCATGTACCTGCAATCATTGATGGCACTTAATTTGTGGTTTATCAGTGGCGGTACAGGTGAACACGCAGACACGTCTAAGAAAATTCTCAAGGCATCCAACTTGCAGGTACAGGAGGTATAACAATGGATGAAGATGTTAAGACAAGGCATGCAGGATTGAAGCGTAAGCTTGCGGCACTGACAGAAGATGGCGCTGATGAAGCTAAGCTTAACGAACTGAAAACAGCGCTGGCAGGACTAGAGGAAACAGAAGAGGCATTGCCACCAGGACCAAGGCTAATCCCTAGCAAGCCACAGCCAAAGGAAGAGCCAAAGGTTGATGAGGCACCTAAGACAGCAGAGCCTAGGCCGCTGTCCAGGCGCGAGCAGACAGACAAGGCAGCAAGTAAGGCAAAGGATGAAGCAAAGCCTAAGTAACATTGCAGAAACAGCATGTGCGGAACACAAGGCACAGCAAAGGCCAGGAGAATTCACAGTAGCACTTGAACTAGTGGCCTCATTTAATCCCAAAATAATTTTGGAGATTGGATGTGCTGATGGGGGAACCTTGTTTGCGTGGACAAAGATTTGCCCAGAGGTTTATGGAATCACTTTGCCAGGTTATGAGGTTAATGATCACGGTGCTGATGTGATTGTGGCAACTAGTCATTCAGCGGAGACTCTTGCCAGGATTGAAGATAAGCTAAATTCCAGGCAACTGGATATGCTGTTCATTGACGGTGATCATTCATATGATGGTGTTAAAGCTGACTGGGAAATGTATTCGCCACTTGTGCGCAAAGGTGGCTTGGTTCTTTTTCATGATGTAGCCAACTGGGTGAATGAGCCAGAAGTTGTTTGGTTTTGGAGGGATCTTAACAAAGGTTATATGATCTGTGATGCACTTCAATCTGTTTTGTCAGTTGGTTTTGGAATAGTAGAGGTTTGAAAGAAAGGAATAAGCTATGGCGGTAACTGCATATTTTCAGCCTAAGTTCATTACTAACCATATGCGTTGGAAGAGCACCGGGCAGAGCACAACACCCTACCCAGCAGATTTGAACTTGGACACGCTGAAGGTTGGGCTGATTAAGTCAACTTCACCAGCAGTTGCCGCACGTTCTGTTACACGAGACTGGGAATTTGTATCAGAACTGCTAGCCAATAACGGATCTGCTCTGACAGAAGAGAACGGCGCTAACTACGCGAGGCAAAACCTGGCATCTGTGGTTTACTCACAGACAGCCTTGGTTGACACCCTTACTAGTGCTAATCCATCTTGGACTACAGCAACCATTTCATCTATCTGGGCTTTCTTCTATGACGAAACAGCATCCAACGCAACTGATGCCACAAGGCCATTGATAGCGCTGTGGGATTTTGGGGGCACGGTAGCTGTTGTGGCAGGAACGTATACACTGCAAATTGCAGGAACAGGAATCGTTACCTGGACAGCGGCAGTCTGATTGGGGTTTGAATGTCATATCTATTTGGGACAAACGTTGAGTGTATTTATAACCTGCGTTCATCGGTTACCAAAAACACTTATACAACTGCGGCACCAATCACAGCCTTGAGTGCTGCTGCTGTGCAGCCAGTTGCCAAAATCCCTTCATCATTCTGGGGTGATGATCCTGTACACAAATGCATTTACATGCATGCTTGCGGCACCATTGGTGTTACAGCAGCAGCTACATTTATTGGCCAGGCTTGTCTTAACCAAACTGCTGGCACACTGCTGGCAGCGGGATCATTTACTTACTGGCCAGTGCTTACTGTAACATCGGGTGCTGTGTGGGAATTGGACATCTGGTATAACTGCATTGTTGGCGGTCCACTAATGCAGCTTCAGTATACCTTTGAATATGAGCAATCAGTTGTGGCATCTGGTGTTATGTCTACAGCACCACAGAATGTTAAGGGCCAGGCAATCCTGACCTTTGCCGCTCCCGGCTCGCAAGGTGATTTGTTTGCAGAGTTGTTTGGCACATGGTCTGCGTCGTCTGCATCTAACACAACCACTGTGCAGCAATTCCAAGTGTTTGGTATTAACTAATGACTACCACTACAGTACAGATTCCTTTGGTAGCACTGGCAGTTGGGTCTCACGAGTATGGTCCTGCACCTGTTGACGATGCTGTTACAACTGTTGTGATTACTGTTGACCGCACTGTTACCAAGGGTGGGACTGTTGGCCTGAATGGGCAGCCAGCCAGCACCGTGGTTGAGCTAGTAATCTGGCAATCAGATGATGGCGGGAACAACTGGGATTATCGCGCTTCGGCTACATTCATTGGTGGCCTTTATCCTAGTAATCAAGCTGGTGATCCGTATTTGATTGGTAATTTGACTGTTGGGCTTAACCCTACAATTGGCAGGCGGGTAAAAGCAAATGTAAATGTTGCAGGAGCAAATGTTGCTGTGGCTGGCAGCTTGGTTATCTTTTAACTAGAGGGCGGTGAGTCTGTATGGCTGTCGCCTTTGATGCCGTTGGCCCCGGTTCTGCTGGTGCTTCTGCTCTAGGCGCAACATCTCTCTCTTGGTCACACACCAATGGTGGTAATGCGCTTTCAGCCGGGGTTTCAGTTGGCACCAACTCTGATGCTGGAAAGACTCTAAGCGCAACATACAACGGCATTGCAATGACTGGTGGTGCAGTTGTCCACTCTGGCGGTTTCACAACTGGATATTTGCAAGTATTCACTTTGATGAATCCCGCTTCAG